ACAGCTATCTCTATACCTTCCGTTTTCGCTGCTTTGGCTTGGAAATAGGTTCCACTTGCAATTGTCATTAACCCAGCGGTTCCCATTGCTGCCATTTTTTGAGTTGTAGCAGCTATAACTCCAGCCCCTACCGTAACGTTTTTTGATTTTTTTGTCAGCCTCTTGTTATTTTCATCTGTTTCTATAAGCTTTTGCAAGTTAGAATCATCTGAAGATTCACCTTCGACTTCTGGGTTTTCTTCCCTCTCTTCAGGGGGAGATTCGACTTCTTCTACCTCCTCTACTATCTCAATCCCACACTCCTTGCAAACACACTTTTGATCATCTAAATCCTTGATCTTTTGTAGTAACGTCCAAGCCGTCTCTCGCGCATGTCGGTCAAGATCAGAGATAACCTCGCTATCATCTGGGTTACAGTATTTTAAAGCGAAAGCCTCGGCTTCTTCAAGATTTTTATCTGTTACCCCCATTTGATTTTAGTTACACTTAAATCAAATTTTGTGTAATATACCTTACATGGATTTTAAAATTATAATAAGGGAGTTCTTAGATGGAGGTTGGATTATCCCTGTTATTGGGGCAGCGGGTATGATTGTTCGTATGCTTACTTTTAAGGGGAGGGTTTCCTTAAAATGCTTTTTTAGGAATGTTTTGGCTGCTGCTATATTGTCAGGAATTTTATGGTTCGTGTTGCATGATGCCCCTATAAGTGATTTTATTAAGGCTATTTCTTATGGCGTAGTTGGAGTGGTAGCCCCAGAGATTATAAATGGAATCATTGCTTTGGCTAAAAAGTTTGAAAGGAACCCCGATAAATTTTTAAAAAAATAGCTAATTAGTGTGATATTAATTAGTTGAATTTATCTTGCCAAAGAATATAATTAAGTGATTATGAAGTTTTCTGGTAAAGACCGTATCGTTAAACAAGTTCAAAAAAAACTTGGCCTTAAAGCTGACGGGATTGATGGCCCCGCTACATGGAAAATGATTTGGGAGAATCTGATTCATGATGATAAAGGTGAGCCAGAAAAGCCAGAACCTGAAGCTCAAGAACTTAAAGATGATTACCCTGAAGTTTACAAAGCATCCCCAAACCAGTCTGGGCCGATTAAACCTAAATATGTGATTCTACATCATAGCAGTGGAAGTCATGATGGGACTCGTTCATGGATTTTAAACGCCGCATCCAAGGTTAGCTACCACTATCTTATTGCGCCTGATGGATCTCGCACGCAATTTGTCTATGACAAAAAAAGAGCTTGGCACGCTGGAAGATCTTCTTGGAAAGGTGTGAGTGGTCTAAATGGTCACAGTATCGGTATTTCTTTCTACGGAGATACTAACAAACGTACGCCAAGTGCGGTTGAAATTGATTCTGCTGCCAAGAAATGCAAATACCTTATGGATAAATTTGACCTTGGAATAGAAAATATTCTAACGCACAAAATGATTGCGCCTAATAGAAAGAACGACCCTTCAGATGAAACTTACGAAATGGTCATTAAACGTATAAAAGAGCTTTAAAAGTGAATGAAGAGATATTCAATATTAATGTGAGCCGTCACGATATCTTTGACTACGTTGTTTCTAATTCTGTTTATGATCCAGTAGAGAAGTGCATTGACGCTACAATTTATGAGACATATGTAGATCATATTTTTAACATTAGGGATAAAGAATACGTCAATCAAGACAGAGATTACATTTATTTTTATAAAGAACTCTTCAAATTAAAGGCAAAAGCTCCTGATATGCATACCTCAGAGATACTTAGGTTATGTGAAGAAATAGAGGAAATAGCCCCTAAGACCGTTAAATTATAAAAATAGTTGACGCTGCTTAAAATATCCTTATACTAAGAGCAGATATGAAATACGAAGAACTAAGCAAATTAGTGATTGAGTGGGGAGAAAGTAAAGGAATTTTAGATTCTTCTACCCCACTTCGACAACTAGACAAGACGCAAGAAGAACTGGATGAAACAAGAGTAGCTTTAAAAAAACTAAATGATTCTGATCATCAGCCGAACTTTATGGAAGTTCTTGGAATGCCCCCCGAAAATAAAGAGGATATTCTTGCAGAAGTTAAAGATGGCATTGGAGATATGTTAGTGACTATTGTTTTACTCGCTAAGATGGTGGATATGGACACCACAGACTGTTTAAATGCAGCTTATGATGTAATTAAGGGTCGTACTGGTAAGATGGTGGATGGACAATTTGTAAAAGATTAACGATGAAAAAGGCAAATAAAACTTACGAGGTCAAGAAAAAGATTAGGCGCAAAGGAGTTCATGCTAAAAGCAAGACTTCCAAGAATAAAAACTCCACAAACTATAAAAAACCCTATAGGGGCCAAGGTCGATAATTCCCTGTCCCCTAGCTTGGTGTAATAAGCTATACAAACAAAATATTGTTATGGATATTATTGAGATTATTACATCGTTCGTTGAAGATAAAGTTTGGTTTAACTGGGCTTGTGCTGTTATTGCTGCGGCTAGTGCATTTGCCGCTGCTTCCCCAACCCCAAAACAGGGGACTTGGCTATCGAAAGCTTACAAAATCGTAGATTTTCTCAGCATTAATTTTGGTAAAGCCAAAGATAAAGGCGATAAATAAAAAATAACGCATCATAATTTATGCAATTGAGCCGTGAGGATAATTTTCTTATCAATTGTTACATCTCTTTGCTGTTACTCAGCCATTTCTAATAAAGGCGAGGTAAAAGAAAAAGAGAAAGGCAAGAGCGGGGATAAACATAAATCATTTTAAATAATTTAAAAGCCGTCCTTCGGGACGGTTTTTTTATGATTAGCTATTGACTTTTCATACATTCTAGCTAGAATTAGTCAATGAACATGGAGCCAATCAAAGGTGTTGTTGAAACTCATGTAAAGGGCTGGGGTAAAGAGATTTGGGTTACAAATAATGAGCTTTACTGCGGCAAACTCCTAAAGTTTAACGAAGGAGCAGAGTTTTCTATGCACTATCATATCAAGAAGGAAGAAACTTGGGCCGTAATAAAAGGTAAACTCCTTTTAAAATATTATGACTTGAGTAATGCAGAAGAAAAAGAAATGATCTTGCGGGTTGGCGATACAGTTCATTTAAAGCCTTGTATACCTCATAAACTCGTTGCTATGGAGGAATCCTCTGTATTTGAAGTAAGCACTCAACATTTTGAAGAGGACTCTTACAGGGTTCAAAAAGGAGATTCTCAGAAATGAAAAAGATACTTGTTATTGGAGAGTCGTGTTTAGATATTTTTACTTATGGATCTGCTGATAGATTATGCCCAGAAGCTCCAGTCCCTGTTTTCAAGCAGGAGGACTCGATTACTTTTATGGGTATGGCCTTTAACGTCCATAGAAATGTCATTGCTTGCCTTGATGATTTAGGCGAAAAGGCAGAGGTAGAGATAAAAAGTAATAAAAGCACTGGAGCAAAGGTTAGATATATTGACTCTAATTCTAATCAAATGTTTTTGCGGGTTGATTCAGATGAGTATACAGAGATTAATAAATTAAAGTTACGCGAAGCTAATGTATGGTCTTATGACGCTGTAATTGTCTCCGATTACAATAAAGGATACCTAACAGACAGAGATTTAAAATATATTGCAGATAATGCTCAATTGTCTTTTCTAGATACTAAAAAGAAATATAATTCAAAGTGGGCCGATTCATTTGATCTCATTAAAATCAACGAAAAGGAATATGAGGAGAATGGATTTAAGGGCATGGAGATGAAAAACCTTATTGTTACTTTAGGAGGTGCAGGGTGTAAGTTCAAAGGAAAAAAATACCCTTTAAAATCTGTGGCTCAAGTAAGAGATGTGAGTGGTGCTGGAGACACTTTCCTTGCAGCTTTTGCGACTAACTATTTGTTTAATCAAAATATAGATTTAGCTATTGAATATGCTCAGACTTGTTGTAGCATCGTCGTCAGTAAAGCAGGAACAGCAACGATATGAATCACCCTAAAATAGTTAATACAACTAAGATTATGCACCATTTTTCGACGGGAACGAAAAAGATGGCTTTTACTAATGGTTGCTTTGACTTATTCCACGCAGGTCATGCACATCTTCTGAAATCAATTAAGGAAGATTTACCCGATGATTACGAATTAGTTGTTGGCGTGAACGGGGACAAAAGCGTTAAGCAAAATAAGGGTTCAGAAAGACCTATTATTAGTCAAGAGCAGAGAGCTTTTCTTGTAGCTTGTCATGAGTGCGTTGACCATGTTTTTGTGTTTAATGACCCAACAGTTTCTGGCTACCTGAGACACTTCAAGCCCTCTCGTTGGTATAAGGGTGGAGATTATAGTATCGCGACTCTGCATCCCTCTGAGAAGGCATCGTGTGGCCAAACAAAGGTATCTTTTGTCCCATTCTCTGAGGATATAAGCGCCACGAAAATTATAACAAAAATTAAAGAACTATGAGAACTTTTATCGTAGACATTGATGGGACTATTTGCACAGATAGTCGGGGCAGATATGAATTAGCTCGCCCTATGAAAACGCGCATTGACTACTTTAATGGCTTATTTGATAGTGGCAATACAATTATCTACTGGACTGCTAGAGGAGCTAACTCAGGAAAAGACTGGTCAGAGTTTACAAAGAAGCAACTTGAAGAGTGGGGAGTCAAATATACTGAGTTAAGAACAGATAAACCAGCATATGACTTTTGGATTGATGACAAGGCTTACAATGGGAATAGGTTCTTTGATGAGCTTTATTTTTAATCACCACCTCCAGCCGCCTCCAACGCATCGAGGCGCTCATTTATACTTGTATCGTCGAACTGTGGGACAAATAATACAATATAATCTTCATCTTTTTCAATTTCAATAATATTTTGTTCGGCTATTGTATTACTCCCCTTATCTGCCCGTCTAGCTATAGCTTTTATTCCGATCATTCCATTTGCTCCAGTTGAAACATTTTGAGTGATATCTGTATCAACTCCTGTTGCATTAATTATTGCAAAAACTTCGTCAGAAGCGTTTAGCAAGTCATTGTCAGCAGTGTATGACTTCCCTAGTTGCTCAAAACCTCTATAGTAAACGTGAACATTTTCTCTTAAATAAAGTTCTTTAAGTTCGAAGCCCTCAAAATCAGCTAAATCCATGTAGACGTAACTGTTATTTCCATTACTTCCTGCTGATGTGGGTAAAGTTTCAGTGGCCAAGGTATCTACTTCATTTTCTACAATAAAATTCCTAAAAGTATTATTCCCTTGGGATTTCGCATTGCTGTTAACAATTTGTGCTTTAATTACTTTCCCACTTTTTCGATTTCTTTCTATTTCTAACGAATATTTGGCAGTTTCTGACTGAGTATGAGTGTGCTCTAGATTTGTAACTTCAATGCGGGGAATGGATACATTATCGCTAGTCTTACCGTCGAAATCATCCGTTTTCATATTCGCATGATCGAAGATATAACCCTGATTGAATGTAACATTTACAGTGTCATCTTTAAGAGTAATTTCTGGAAAAAAGGGAATTGCATAGAAAAGAATTGCAGCTTCGTTTTCTCTAACCCCCTTTACATGGAAAGTTTTATTTGGGTCTGTCTCAGCCATATTATTTGTGCAATATATTCACAACCTCTCCATTTTCACCAAAAAAGTATAGATGGTCAAAATATTCAAAATTATGGTAATTAATACATTTAATCTCCTTCTCTGGAGAATCAGGAACCCTACCTAAGAAATATTTTTTTCCTCCAGCCTTCAGGCTACCATCAGGCCAGAGGAATTGCTTCTCTGCGAAAAAACAATCTTTTAGCTGGGTGTTATGCCACGTTTCGATGTAAGCAAATTCGTTATCGAAATCGTGTCTTTTAGTTTCGATTTCTAATTTCTTTTTAACAATCGTTTTCACTAAAAGATTTTATAGAAAAATATATAAAAATCAATTATTCTTTTTCTTCTTTCTCGTCTTCTTTATACTTACCCTCTTTTTTCATCTTCTCGATGATCTTTTTTTGGAGGGCGGGTGGAAGTTTCTTTTGCTTTTCAGTAAGTTCTCCCTTGCTATCGTCCATCATCATGGCTCGCATTTTACCATATTGCATGGCACAAGCACCGTAAGTCTCCTTGTCGCCCATCCCAGCGGTATTGGTAAACATTTCATCGTCCATAGCGCACATGCTCATATATGACTTGTAAACTCCAGCTTCTGCTTGAGAATATTTCTTGGCGATGGTGACCTCCATTTCTCCAGCATCATTAACGCTGGCCTGACTTTCTAAAGGATTTTCAAAATTGTCCATAGTATAATTGGGTTATACTATTATAATACACTATAAACACAAATTAATGGAAAAAGTAGCTTTTTTGAACTTAACAATCAATTCCTTTTATCATAACCGTATTTGGGAGAATTTTTTTAACCGAGGGGATAAAGACTGCTTTAATCTTTATTTGCACTCAAAGCACCAAACTAAGCACCCATTCTCTAATCACTGCATAAAAAATACCGTTCCAACAGCTTGGGGTCACTTTTCATTAGTGGAAGCTACAATAGAGTTAATGAAAGCGGCTCTAGAGGATAAGGAGAACGAATACTTTACCTTGATTAGCGATTCTCATTTCCCACTGCATGATTTAAATACCACAGTAGACCTGATCAAAAAAAAGTATAAAAAAATGACTTTTGCCAAACATTTTAGTTTTCACACAAAAGTTAAGAGTCAAAAGATTTTCAAGGAGGGGGTCAAAGGTTACGATTTTGGTGAGTATAACGCTGTTTGCCAGTTTTTTGTTTGCCGAAGAAAAGATGTGGAAGTATTTATTGAGACTTTCGATCACTGGTCTCAGTTCTTTGAGAAAGAAAAAGTTATCTTTGCTGATGAGTTTTATTTTTGGGGAATAGCCAAGCAGTTAGGAATGGATTTTGAAATGGGCCAAGCAACCACTTATTCCGATTGGAGTGTTAGAAGAGACGAGAGAGGTCAGCAAGATAGGAACCCAATGGTTTTTAAAACATTAACAAATTATATGCTTGACTCTTATCGTAATTCAGGGTATATCTATGTTAGGAAGATAATGCCAGATACATTTATCACGGCAAATCCATTTAAATATTGATAAAATATGACAAATACAGTAGAATTACTTGGATATTATGGGTCTGATGAGGTCATCGCTTGTAGCGCATGGACTTCAACAAGCAGAGAGTTAGATGAAAACAAAAGACAGAGAATTCCGAAGCTCATCGACATGCTTTGGAGCAATGGACACGAAACACCCTTTGAGAAGGGTAGCGTTCACTTTCTTGTTGACTGTGATATCGCTTCTCACATTCATTTACTCAAACATAGGATCAGTTCTCTTAATGCTGAGTCGGCTCGCTACAAAGAACTTAAAGAAAATAAAATGTTTATTCCTGAAGATTGGCCAGCATTTTGGCAGAGGATCTTAGAAGAGTATGCCGAAGATGGAAATAGGCTTTACCATAAATGTATTGCTGATCTTGAGCCAGAGTTAGGGCGCAAACGAGCAAAAGAATCCGCACGGTTCTTTAAGACTTACAATAGTCGCATCCAAGCAGACGTTCAATTCAACATGAGAAGCTTTGCCAACTTCCTAAAACTTAGGAATAGTGAACACGCTCAGAAAGAAATAAGAGAAATCGCTCAAAAAATGCTTGACTTAGTTGAGAATATCGAAGAGAATCCGTTTCAACACACCTTAAATAGTTGGCGTAAAACAACATGAAAAAAATATTAGTATTATCAGTAGTTATCATCTTTTACTTATTGTTTAAATATTATGAAGTAGAGCCTCATATTTCTGGTAACCCAGATTATCCAGATGGCCCGACTGTATTCATCGAAACCCTACATATAGACCATACCACAAATACATTCTATAAATCTGAAAAGATAAGTGAAGATAACTTATTTTCGGGAGTATGTATTCGTTATGACGAAGATGGCAACCTTCTAGAAAAAATTGGAATTAAAAACGGCGATCTTCATGGGCCATTCGATTCATGGTATGACAATGGACAAAAAAGGATATCTGTGGTCTGGAAAAATGGATCTAAATTTAAAATTCTTGAGGCGTATCACTATAATGGAGACCCTATTGTCGGTAGCACAAAAGAAATCTACGATATTGTTTTCGCCAAAAAAAACTAAAAGAAAATATTATGGAAATTAAAAAAATTGAACTTCGCTCTCTTCAGCAAGTTCGCACTTACGAGTTGGAGGACGGAGATATCATTGATAACTTTGGTTCTACAGAGAGATTTAAGCAAATCCTTGATGGCTCTGAACAACCTACAGAAGAGGAAGACGAAATATTATCTAACATTCTGAGCGATTGCCCAGTAGAGGAAGATAATATTATGGGTGGCATTGAAGAATCATTTTTTGAATACGAATAAATTAAGGGCAATACCATCATGAAATACGCATATATCAAGGCTGTTGTCAATAATGATAAGAGAGGTAATGGTGCGCTTGTCTATATTCAGATTAGTTCTGATGACGATAGACACTTTCTCTTTACAGAAAATGAACTTAAAAAAGCAGAAGCTCGCGCTGCGAAAAATCCAGAAGACCTTGAAGTGCGTGATATAACTTTTACTGAAGATTAATTTTGAAATCTGATAAAACTATATCTCTTTTTACTTATATTTCATCAGAAGAAGAGGTAAAGATAAACTTAAAGGTCGTTAAGCATTGTACTTCTATTTTCGAATTTGATGACATAGTCATTTGCTCAAAAATTCCTAATCTAGACACTTCTAAATTTGAAGCGCTTGGAGTTAGATTCGTTTCAGAAGATGACTTAGACTCCAGTTATGAATCCTATAATTTTTTTAAACTTAATCGTTTAGACGATCACATAAATACCGATTTTGTTTTAACAGTCGAAAACGATGGGTTTATCATTGATTCTTCATTTTGGAAAGATGAATTTCTTGATTATGATTACATTGGTTCTCCTTGGTATGACCCAATAGATAATCGTAAATATAGAGTCGGGAATGGGGGTTTTTCTCTTAGAAGCAAGAAATTATTGGGAGCTACGAAGATGATAACAGATTCTCGTGATGGCCCCTTTGGGAATGAAGATTCATTTATTTGTTGGAAGTTAAAAAAGGTGCTAGAGTCTTTTTATAAAGTTAAATTTGCTCCAGTTGATTTGGCAGCTAAATTCTCAGTTGAGTGGAATGGATGCCCAGAACAAAGGCACATTGTAACGGATGACCTTTCAACTTATGACACATTTGGATTTCATGGTGCTGACCATACTCCTTTGATGTATTCTACGTTTATTGAAGATTGATTGTGAAGAAATCAAATATAGATGCAATTCCCTTGACAATCTCGATACAAATAGTGTAATATCAATTCATGAAGATAACGGGTAAGCAGGAAGTAGAAATTGAGATTTCTCAAGGTCAAAGACACTTAATTGCTCTTGATTACATTTCAGAGGTATTTGATTGGGACTCAGACTACTTTATTGAGGACGGTTGGGTGATTAAGCGTGATATAGCTCACACTTCACACGCATTTGAGATTAAGAATAAAGTAAGGGAGGCTACCAAGCGGGATCATTGCTTGTATGACATCTTTAAAACTTTGAAAAGACAGGCTTTCTAGTCATTCTCTTTACCTTTAGCTCTTTCGATTTGATCGCTGGTAGGCGCACCTTTGTCGCCTTTCTTTCTCATCTTTTCGCCAGAACCACGCTTGATTCGCTCTTTTTTCTTTCGGATATTCTCCCACAGGCTACTGTCAGACTTTTCTTTTTCTTTTAGTATCTCGTCGTGACGCTTCATGAAGGTTTCATGATCTGGCCCTGCCATGTATAAGGTTTCCCCGTCTTCTGTTTTGTGAGTGTGAATTCCCTTTAGCCCCATCTTCTCAGCGTCCTTCATTGCTTCTTCTTTTGTTTTGAAGTAATGTTTTTTTACATCAGGAGATGCTTTAGAAAAGAATAAGATGGAATCTTCTTTATTTATTGGATCGCCAATTACCACAGATGCTTTACTTTCGGCTTTTTCAAATTGAGAATAGCAAACAGCAGCTCTTTGCTTGTCATCTTGGAATTCTTTTTTATCTGCAAGGTCTACAATGCAGCGACTAACAAATTTAGACCTTTTTTCTCCATTATTTGGCGTTGGCAATGGCATATTTGTATATACACCAAAAAGTCCCAAGTTTAAGCGGGATTTTGCCAAATAAGGGGCTGCTAATTTTTTTTACGAAAAATAATATTCGACGGCATCATTCGAAATCGGAAATGAATAAGAAAAATTTAATGTAGCATTATCATCCAAATCATGAGAGTGGCTTACAGATTGTAAAAAACAATTGTGAACCACTAAATTTAAATTTGGATTTGCAGAAGCTGACCCCAATAATGTTTCAGTTATTAAAAATGTAAAGTTTCCTTTTTCAGCTACGAGGCTTGACAAATCTAAAGTTCTCTCGACATTATTTTTGATTATAGATATTTGTAAAGATCCTTGTGCTGGCAATACGGGGTATCTTCTTTTCGCTCCTCGTTCTCCAACTCTGATAGTGGCTCTTCTTTCTATTCCTACAGATAGTGAAACAGATTGAATAGGGAAGTCTGTAGAGTTTTTCCCTTCTGCCAAAGTTGTAGTTAGAGTTATATCTTGAGGGCGAAAGATGTTAAATTTACTTGAATCTAAATCAGAATCTTGTAGTTCACCTGAACCCTCACGGTCGCTAGAGCTTACAGACAAAGAATCACACTGGAATCCATAGTTCCCACGAACAAGTTCTCCAACACCGCAATCAAAAGAGAAATTAGTTAAGTTAGCTTTACTGAAAGTGGTTTCAGCAGTAACGTCCTTCAACTTTAATGTGGACTCATCTGAACTTAAAAACTTCAAGTAGTTACCAGCTCTGCCTAAAACATGATCATTGACGATAAAATCTATAGATGCATCAATAGGCTGATCTGCTGTTAAAATATAATCTTCTTGTTTGTAAGACCCAAGTTTTCTTAACTCTTGAACATTTTTGGGGTTCTCGTAGCTGAAAGATTGAACGCCCCTAATTAAAGTGCTATCAATATAGACTTGGCTCTCATGGGAGTGAACTCTCGTTGCAGAAGGCATATCATATATTACACAAAAAAACCCACTCCCGTAGGAGTAGGTTTTTGAGGGGTTGAATTTTTAATCGTTTTTAGTTCTCTTTAGAGATGTTATCTTCCAACTCCTTCCAGAGAGATCCTTGATTTTTTTGATTAAGAGCTTTCTTCCTTTTTTCTTGAAGCATTGCCTTTGCCAAGATTGCATAGTTGACAATATCATCACAAGCGTCTTCAACTGTTTCATTTGGGACTTTCAGTTCATTATCATTGGTGAATGAACGAATCCTTTGGATCTTATCAATTACTCTCAGTAGCAATCCTTGCACTGGATCGATATTAAGAATTGA